CCTATGAATTAATACTTAATTGAAATTACTAGTTTCTTGTTAGTAGCGACATTTCTGTCGTGCTCGATTAGTTGAATACAGTTTGGAGTATGCGAAGTATAAAGGTTAATTAACTGTGCAATTTTAATGGAGACTTATTTTATCTGGTCCAAGCAGCTTCCATCTTTATTAGGTTCTGCAAGTATCCTCACACCAGAAGTGTGTAAGTGACTGTTGTCTTATATAGATAACGCTATACTACTAAAAGTGTTTGTTTATAGATAAAAACAAAAGATTCTTTATTTCGTTATATATATGTAATATATATAAAATATAATATGATAAAAGAATTTAATATTGATGTACCAATGTCTTTAGCTGGTATATCATTAAGTACATATCAAAAGTGGAATAAAATATCTGAGAAGAATCCTGATGCTGATGACAACTTTACTAAAGTAAAACTATTACAAACATTTTGTAATCTTAGTATTGAAGATACATATGATATTCCTCTAAACAACTTTGACGAAGTCATAAATCACTTATCTAACTTATTAGATTTTAAAGGTGACTTAATACCTACCTTTACAATTGAAGGAGCTGATGGTGTTGATATAGATTTTGGTTTTATACCAGACTTAGATAAAATGACATTTGGAGAATGGATTGATTTAGATACTTATATTAATGACTGGGAACAAATGCATAAAGCTATGGCTGTATTATTTAGACCAGTAACATTAGGATTAGGCAAGAACTATAATATAGAAAAATATGAAGGTTCAAGTAAATATTCAGAGGTAATGAAAGACATGCCTTTAGATGTTGTACTTGGAGCTATGGTTTTTTTTTATCGTTTAGAGAACAAGTTAGCACTAGCTACGACAGACTATTCGGTGGAAGTAATGGAGAAGGAGCTGGAAGTTCTATCCAAGCAAACTTCGGAGCTAGATGGGGATGGTATCAAAGCCTTTACACTCTCGCTCAAGGTAATCCAAGCAAAATCGATGAGAGCTCTACTCTCCCTCTACACACAGCAATGATGTATCTAGAGTATGAATTAGATAAAAATAAATTAGAAGTTGCATTAATTAAACGTGCACACAACAAAAATAGATAACAATGACAAATAACGTATACCAAGTCTTAGATGATATAAAAGCATTCTTAGACACAGGAGCTTTTACTAACACAGTATCATTTGGTGATATATCAGATGTTGATTTAGATAAGCAAACTGTATTTCCTTTAGCTCACATTAATATAAGTGATGCTACTATTACTGAACAAACTATTGAATTCAATATGAATATAATGGCTATGGATATAGTAGATGATAATTCTTTAGATGATTTTAATGATGATTTATTTTTAGGTAATGATAACCTACAATCAATATTAAATACACAACTATCAGTAATGAATAGATTACACACTGAATTAACTAGAGGACATTTAAGAGATGGATTATTAGCTACTGATGAAGATTTAGTATGTGAACCATTTAAAGATAGATTTGCTAATGTACTTGCTGGATGGACTGCAACAATAAGGCTAGTAGTACCTAATACCTCATCAAGAACTAACCCTGACGGTTCTGCTGCTTGTTAATGGCTAAGAAAGAACGAATAGGTAAGAACCTAAAAAGAAAGCTTAAGTTAGTAGCTAAATACTATATAGAAGCAGCTAAGAGAACTCTAAAGAGTGATAAGACTTATGCTTCTGGTAAATTTGCTGATAGTATTGATTATGAATTTGTAGGGCAGTCTATAGATTTTACTAACGTAGAATATGGTAAAGCAGTAGATGAAGGTTCATCACCAGCTTCTTCTGGATACGATAAAGTATCTAAAGCTTTTATAAATAATATATTAGACTGGGCTAAGTTTAAAGGTATAACTCCTGATAACGGTAGTTCAATGAAAGGAATGGCTTTTGCTATTGCTAAGACAATTAAAAAAGATGGTATAATACAAAGGTTTGGAAACTCAGGTTCTCAAATATTTGATAGAACATACCAAGAGTTAGAAGAAAGAATAGGTGCTGATATAACACAAGGTTATGCAGACGATATAAAAAACAAATTAGATAATTTATAATTATGAGTACAATACTAAGTAAATCACCTTACCATATAAACGTAAGTGAAACAGATTTAATTTATGCAGAAGTTGATGTATATGTTTATACAGGAACACAAACTACTGATAGATTTACAACACCTAACTATACTTTAAAGAGTACAGCAATTAACGAATCTTTATCATTTGATATTGGTTCATTAGTTAATGATGCATTACAGTATCCAGCTAATGATTCATATAGAACAGATGGTGCTTGGTTAGATTATGAAATAAGAAAGTATACTGATGATGGTACTGGACCAGTACTAGCTACTGATGCTATGGTACAGTTATATGCTGTTGATGGATATTCTTATTTTAGTGAAGGAGCTAATTTTGAATCAGAAAAAACATTATGCTTATCTTCATCTTATTTATATGTACCTACTGATGCTGCATTAAAACTACCTCTTAATAAAAGAGAAGGTGTTACTTATAAAGAATTTAGAAATGGTAATTCTGATGATGCTAATCCTGATGTAGAAATTACTTTAACTAGTAATGCATTAAGTGCTCAACAAGTATTATATACTGCTATAACTAATAATGATGTTGATAGAGTTCAAGTATGTAGAGCTGATAATAGTTATGATGAAGTTAGAATAATAAGACAAGATGAATGTAAATACGAACCTATCAAATTAAAGTTTGTTAATAGATATGGATGTATGGAAGATTTATGGTTCTTTAAGTTAAGTAAATTAAAAACTAATGTAACTAGTAGAGAATATCAAAACAATCAGATATTATCTAATGGTACTTATAATATACATGAGCATCAATTTAGAAAGTTTAATAACCAAGCTAAAGAATCAATGACTCTTAACTCTGGTTTTGTTGTAGAGGAAGTTAATGAAGCTTTTACTCAATTATTAATGAGTAGTAAAGTTTGGATGGAATATAACAATGAAACATTACCAGTTAATGTTAAAACAACTGATATAGAACATAAGACAAGATTAAACGACAAGTTAATACAATATACAATGGAAGTAGATTTTGCTTTCAATAAGATAAATACAATAAGATAAATGAAAAGACAAGTAGAATTATATATCAGTACTGGTAACAACACTTATACTCGTGCTGATATGTTCGACTTTGAAGATATTAATTATACGACTAGAATAAAAGACATTAGAGATATTGCTAAAGTATTGACTGATTATAGTCATTCATTTACTTTACCAGCTTCTGCTGTTAACAATAAATTATTTGGTCACTTTGATAGATTTGAAGTTACAGGAACATTTGACGCTAGATTCAAAAGAGATGCTATAATTAAAATAAATGGTATTGACTTTAGAAAAGGTACTATAAGTTTAAATAAAGCTAACCTTAAGAAAGGAGCTACTTACTCTTACAATGTAAATTTCTTTGGTGAAACAGTTTCACTTAAACAACTAATTGGTGACGATAAATTAGAAGCTTTAACAGGTTTAGGAACGCATTTAGATGATTTTGACCATATTATAGATGGTGATTATATATCTAAAGGATATGGAGAAGGATATCAGTACAATGATTCTACTGGTGCTGTTACTAGAGCGTTTACTTCAACTGATTGGGATTATTGCTTTCCTTTCTTATCTTCATCTGATTATTATTATTATGATAGTAATAATGGATTAAGTCCTAGAGATAATGGTAATGATAGTAGGAATATACACCCAAATGCTACATATAATAGTAGTATTAATCAATATACAGGTGTTAAAGCATTCTCTCTTAAACCAGCTATTAAAGTTAAATGGATTATAAAGTCTATTGAACAGAAGTATGATATACAATTTAGTAATGATTTCTTTAGCGACAATAATCCTGTCTATGAAGAATTATTTATGTGGATGAATAGAGAAAAGGATACATTAGAGGAACAAGTAGGTGAATCTACATTCACTCTAATGCTGGACGACTGGACTTACGCCAGTGGGGATAATTTTCCTGATATAATAATTGACCAAAATAATACTCGACTTTACAACACGAAATCTCTGGACCACAGGACAAGATTCGTGGTGACACCGTGCGACTCCTTAGGCGTAACCAACACGACTGGTCTTTGGTCTTTCGATGCTATCAACGCTCACAATGGTAAAAGAGATAAGCAGCACATTAATATACAAGGTGCTAGGGAAATTGATTGTACTTGGAAATCTGATGGTGCTAAAATACCTAAGTTTATTATTAGTACTAAAGGTGGTATAACTCATTTTAAAGTAAGTGAACTTAGAATAACTAAGATTAAAGAAAGAAGTTTTCCTTTAAGTGACCAAACTTGGGATTGGTATGGTGATTATAATTTAGGTAATACTGCTGTTAATCAAATATCATCTGGTTTAAGTGTAAGACGTAACTTACCAAATATTTCTGTTATGTCATTCCTTAATACTTTATTCAAGATGTTTAATTTAACAGCTTACTATGATAATGGTATAATAAAAGTTAGAACATTAGATGAGTATTATGAAGAAGGTAGATACTTTGATATAAGTAAGTATGTTGATTATGATAGTGTACAAGTTAGTAAAACTTTATTATATAATAAGATTGATTTAGTATATGAAGGTCAAGATACTTTTGCATTAAATCAAGCTAACGCTATAACAGGTGATGAATTTGGTAATGAAAGAGTAGACCATAACTCAGAAGAGATTGGTTCTATATTAGCTTTTGATGGTAATAAGTCTTATTCAGTTAAGCTACCTCTAGAAAAGCTTATGTATGAAAGAATGACTGACCAAGCTAATTCAAATACACTTACTAGTTTACAATGGGGGTGGATGGCTAATGAAGATTCTAGTTCAATTAAAGGTAAACCTGTATTTATGTACTGTAATAAGGTAGTAAATGCTACACAACACAGATTTAGTTATGTAGATGGTGGTACTAGTGTAATGAAAACTCAATATATTGCTCCTTCTAATGTTAGAAATATGAGTGATAATGATACAGAAACTACTAATTTTGGTAGTGAATTTAATGAATTTACTGGTGAAACAGTTAATCAAAGTTTATTTGAACTGTATTATAAAGAATATATTAAGTCTATTTACAATGAACAATCAAGATTATTTGAATTTGAGTGTTATTTACCTGTAAATATGTTGTTAAGAATAAAACCTAACGATAAACTTGTTATAAACAATAAAAGATACAGAATAAATAAGTTTCAAACTAATTTAACTGATGGTAAAACTAAGTTAGAGTTAATAAATGAAATAACTGATGGTGTAGTAATAGAATCTGAAGTTGATGATACTATAGATACTGGTGATAACGGTGGAAATGGTGGTGGAGATACTGGTGGTGGAGATAATGGTAATGGAACAGACCCAGTTACTTATTATCCTTTCTGGTCAACTAGTCCAGCTATGGCTGATTCATCTAACGCATGTGATTCTGCTGTAGATAGTCAATTATATATGACTGTGAATCAAGCTAGTCCTCAAATGGGAGATATAGTTTATTCTGATGATACAGGAACAACTTCTGGTGCTGGATGGTACAAGAATGATAACGGAGATTTATATAAACTAGATTCAGATGGAGTTATGATAGATTATGACTTCTGTATGGATTAAAATAAATAATATGAATATTAAGAATATAATAACAATGTTAAACTCATCACCTCTATATGATATATGTGATGAGATTGATATTGCAAAAGGAAAAAACAAAATGCCAGATAACTTTGGTGAATTTAAAAACTATATAAAACGTAATAAATAATGGCTACAAGTAAAAATACAATAAAGTCGTTTACTATAAAGGTTAATACCGATAATGGTAAAGTTAAGATTGAAGGTGTTACTAAAGCATACGAAGCTCAAGAAGTTGCATTTAAAAGACTTCAGAATACCGTAACTACAGGTACTGATACGATGACTAAAGCTAATCAGCATTTACAAGATGCTACTGGTTCTGCATCTGCATCTACTTTGGAATTAGGTCGTGTAATATCGGATAGTAACTACGGTATACGAGGTGTTGCCAACAACATTTCTCAGTTAGGTACAAACTTAGCTAGTACATATAAAAAAGCTGGTTCATTAAAAGGAGCATTTGTAGCATTAAAAGGTGCTTTATTAGGTCCATTAGGAGCATTACTATTATTTCAAACAGGTATTGCTTTATTAGAAAGATGGTCTATGAATCAAAAGAAGGCTACAGATTCATTAAAAGAGTTTAATGTTTCTGCTGCTGGAGCTGGTAGTGACTTAAAGATATTTAAAAATCAAGTTGACGCTGGAAATGTATCTCAAAGTGAATTAGCTAAGTCCTTAACTGCAGTTAATGAGAAGTATAAAGACTTAAATATTGAAGTTGATGAGAATGGTCAATTAACTGATGCTTCTACTGAAGCTATTAATAGAAAGATTAGTGGATTAGAGGATTTAGCAAGAGCTTCTGCACTACAAACTGTTGTAGAGAAGCAATTAGCTGAACAAATGGAGTTAGAGATTGAGTTAATGGATGCTCAAAATAAAAGAAGAAAGAAATACTCTGACGCTGAAGTAAAGGCAGCTGATGAACAGGCTCAGGAGAATATGTTTAAGCAAATGGAGAGCAGAACTTGGCAACAAGGTGTTATAATGGGGTCTAGTTACGACCCTCAATTAGAAGGTAGACAAGAAGATGCTTACGATTCTACTAAAGATGAACGTATTATAGAAACTAGATTAAGAAAGTCTAAATCTCGTATTGAAGAGATAATGAATATGTTTGGTGATAAGGATTTGATAGATGAATTATTCCCAGTTAAAGAAAATGGTGGCTCTAAACCTAGACAAAGAAGAATAAAGATATTTAAACAGAACTTATTAGAGTTTGATAAGCTTATATTACAAAATAATCGTAATAGAGAGCTTGTTGGAGTTAAATTTGAAGAAGATAAGCTTGAAATACAACAAAAGTTTGCTGATGAGGATATTAGACGTAAAACTGAGGAATTTAAGGAGAAGCAAGATAAAAGACTAGCTGATTACTTAGAACAGATAAAAGATGATGCAAATTTCAAGGATTTAAAGCTAAAAGCTGAACAAAA